GCTGGGATATCCTGACCAAGGGCAAGTTCAACCCCACGAACGACATAGGTCAGACGGACTCGGGTCTTATTCAGTTGACCAATTCTGGTCGGAGATTGGAGAAGGATCTCCTGGAGTACTTTGTCGGCCGACGTGAAGATTTCGTGTGATGAGCTGGCCAGGTCTGACCGAGCCTACTGAATTTCCATCCAAAATCAAAGATGAACTCCACCATCCAGCGCGAGTATATTCGCAACGCACGCAAGGCGGTCAAGATTGCAAACGACGCCAAGTTCAATGCCGTCGTTTACAGTTACCACGCCAACTGGGCCGAGGCCTACTGGCACAATTACCTCAAGTCTACAGGGGCCAAGAATTTGGCTAATCGCATGGCGCAGCTGCGCGCTTTCCTGAACGCCAAGGACACACAGGGAGCTCTGAAATATCTATCGTAAATCGTTGTCCGGGTCTGCGCGCGTCGCGTACCAGGCCACCGGCGCCTTTCGCTTCGTGACCAGTACGAATTTATACACTCGGGCGACACTCCACTGTTGTGCTGTAGCCCCAGGACGCGACCCACCCATCCTCCACGCCTTGAGCCCACGGTCGTAGACGATGTTCAATTTTCGTACAGGAATTCCTGTCCTCCTGGCAATTGCCACCTTGTTGAATTTTAAACCAGGATAGACCTGATGGAATCTGAGAGTCCATTTAGACTTGGGTCTCTTGCCCTTCAGGACCCGGTTTGACCTTCCCAATTTCGGACGAGAATTGCCCCGTCTTCTGAGAAGTTCGATTTCTCTGCGTCGCCTCCACAACTTGGACAGACCGCTGAAGTAGCGTTCTGGCCACCGGCGGGTCACTATCGTGTGCCGGGGGCGTCTAATCATTACTTTTACTGGGATTTTTAACGGCTGACGCGCTTCACGGAGCGGCCCACCTTCTTGACGACGTTGGTCGCCTTGCGGAGCTGCTTGGTCACGTTGGCGTTCGAGGCCTTAGCCTGAGTCACGGACTTGCGGAGGGATGCCATCACGTTCGCAATGTACTTCTTGGTGTTCATGGTATTATCAGGCAAGAATAAAATATGAGAACATAATAAATACCATGGGTGTGGCAATGATCCTGTACGGAATCGCCATCCTCTTCATGATGATCTGTATCGGCACCATTGTGGGCGCTGCGAGCAACGCCATGACCGACAAGAAGAAGGCACAGACCATGGGCCTTACGGGATTCACCTTCTGTCTACTGGCTATGCTGTTTGCAGGTGGTGGCTACGGCGTGTCCAAGATTGGCGCTCACAACGCCCCAGCACCCTGAACCTGAATAAAATCTGTGTAAATTACAGAAAGAGATGGATCCTCCACTCGGCTTTATGTTGAAGCTCCCACCGGCTATGATAGTCGTTCCAATTGTTCTCAAGATTGCATATCTTATTGGCTTTTTACTAGCACTGGCCACTTGTGGCGTCGGGATCGCATGGGGAGTCTATACTGCTAAAAAGGACAAGGACAAGAAGGAGAAATTCAAAAAGGCGACTATGGGAACAGGTATATCAGCTCTTATAATACTAGTCATATGTACCATAATAGATTTCCTATTCGTATCTGGATTGCCTCCGCAGTGGTGGCCGGAGGGGGGTGATGCAAATGGGAACGACGAATAAAACATGTGCTGTCCGAGTCAAGTCTCGGGTCGTTCTAGACCAAACAAACATGGCTCTCCAGATCCTCCACCAGCTCGAGTCCGCTTCTGGCCGCCTCGAGAAGGAGGCGATCCTCAAGGCTCACGCGACAGACCAGACCTTCAAGGAAGTCTGTCGCTTGACTCTGGACCCCCTCGTGAATTTCTATATCAAAAAGCTGCCCGAGCCCGATGCGTCCAAGGGGGTCATCCAGCCTCCTGAGATTATCCGCCTCGAGCACGCTCTGCAAGATCTCAAGTCCAAGCTTTGCTCGCGCCTTTTGAGTGGGCACGAAGCCCGTGATCACGTGGCGTTCCTGCTCGGGTGCTTGACCAAGGATGACCAAGAGGTCCTTCGGCGGGTCCTGGGTCGCAACCTCAAGTGCGGTGTGAGCGAGGCGACGGTCGAGAAGACGTGGCCGGACCTGAAGCTCAGCTACCCGTGTATGCTCGTGAGCCCTCTGGATTCCAAAACGAAATTGACCTTCCCTCTGATTGCACAGACCAAGATGGACGGTATGCGTTTCAACGCGATCGTGGAGAACGGCCAGGTTTCATACCGGTCACGAGCCGGCAAGGAGCTGGACCTGTTCGGTGTGCTCGATGCTGACGTCATGAACCTCACGGCCGAGACGGAGTACGTGCTGGACGGTGAGCTGCTGATGGCCGGTCCGGGTGGTTCCCATATGGACCGCAAGACGGGCAATGGGCTCCTGACCAAGTTCCAGAAGGGCACAGGCACGCCCGAACTTGCGAAGCAAATCCGGGCGGTCGTGTGGGACATCATCCCTCTCTTTGCTTTCCGTCAGGGTCGGTGCAGTGTGGGGTACCGCGAGCGCCACCTTATGCTCCACCCGAACCAGGTTGGACGGATCCAGGTAGCTCCAATTACGATTGTAAATTCGATGGAGGAGGCTCAGACACTTTACCAACAGAAGTTGGCCGAGGGCGAGGAGGGCCTGGTGCTCAAGGATTCCAAGGGTCCGTGGGAGGACAAGCGGGTCAAGCACCAGGTCAAGATGAAGGCTGAGCTCGAGGCGGACCTGAAGATCACCGGCTTCCTCCCGGGTGCTGGTAAATATGAGGGCAAAATTGGGTCTCTTCTAGTCGAGACGGCTGACGGTAAGGTGAAGACGGCGGTCGGTACTGGTCTCACCGATGAGGAGCGGTCCCTGGCCTTCACTGAATTTGAGAACAAAATTGTGGCCGTCAAGTACAACGCCCTGATCACGGACAAGAAGACGGGCCTGAAGTCCCTGTTCCTCCCGGTCTTCGTGGAGATCCGCGAGGACAAGACGGTGGCTGATATCATTTAACCTGGGGAGAACGTCTTGCTGAATTAGTGCGTTTTTTTATAGAAATAGGCCTCTTGAATGATCTGCTATTCACAACGAAAGCGTAGTTGCTATTGTTTCGCTTATTCTTCGCCTTGCATGGGTGGGTCCGTGCCGTGCGTATCGCACCAAGTTGCTGCATAATCCTACCAGAAATGGGCATATTTCCCTTCTTCACGAGACTATTTATATTTTGAGAAACCTGATAAAGAGGAACCTTGGAGTTGCGCGCAGCATTGACGGCCGTTTTGCGTAATCTGAACCCCACCCGTTGTCCCCTGGCTTTCGGATATGTTACACCGTAGTGTATGTAGACCCCCTTGGATCGATTATTCTTACATACCGGTTCAATCTGGATATATCCCTTTTTATTTATACTCAGATTTAGGGCGGCGACTTCATCGTAATTATTACTCGAGTGGTATTCTACATTCATATTTTCATTCATAAATTTCTCAAGTGAATTTATATATTTATTGAATGTGTTTTGGGAAGTAGGTTTACGTTGAGGGGGTGACGATGCCCGTTTTTTGTTAATAATAGCCTGAATATTTGCGGGGGTGGTATTGCTTTTTCTGGCGGCCCAGTTTTTCATCCACGTCAGCCGCTGGTGCGAGCTTGTGTAATTTTGCAATTCCTGTGGGGTTAATCTAAGGTAAAAGTTGGTCATATGTTTTTCCTTATTTCTGCCACCCAATATGGCGTTCACCACTATTCTAACGTTTGTGTTGGCGTTCATTTATATAATATTCAAAAGAAAAGAGTTTTGTGATCGTGATGAGAATTGAATGCAATGACAAACCGTCGTCTCGTGCTTGACATGATAGGGATCGTGATGTGGCGGATGAAGCACGTGGGTACCCGTGTTGAGCGTTTCCTTCTCCTTGAGAATATCCAGTTACTTACGGATATTCTCACGGATGTTACAAATTTTGAGAATAGTTTAATAATGGAGTTGTGTGGGTTTAGAGATTCACACCCAAGTCGTCCATCACTTGAGAGAAAAGAGAATTTTCAGGAAGACAAGTTGTGTGTTGATCTGCACCTCGGCGCCGATGGGTCATCCACGAAAAAATCCCGATGGATCCGTTCAATGTCTCGACGGAAACTTGACGAGTCTCACGTGCTTGCGTTTGATCTTCTCCCCCGTCAAGGGGTGCTTTTTATTGCTAATAAAGTTGGTAGAATTCGGGTCGAGATATTTCCACC